ACGACCCCCCAACCGCGACCATCCCATTTGAGAACCAAGGAAAACCCGGTCACATCCGGGAACTGAAGGTTCCCATATTCGTCATCGCCTGCCATGAACAGGTCTGGTGTTTCTGCGGCCGTCGCGTCAACGAAAGCGAAGAGATGATTGATCCCGGCAACCAACTTGATGATGCTGCCCCTATAATCGCTTGGGAGTCCTGCGTCCAGGTCAGGCCCTATGATGGTAATATCAGCCGGGTTCCCCGAGACATACCCATAGACCGCTAGGCCGGCAGAGATAAACGCTGTATCACGCCGAACCGCCGCACCTAGGCCCCCATAAGCGTGAAAAGGAAGGGTGAGGTCAGTGCGGGCCCACACACCATTGTCGAAGTTGAGCTCGTATAGGCCGACTTTAGTCCCCATGTAGAGCACGCGGGTGCCTGCCGCAGTCCGATACTCGAACAGCGACGTGAAATAGCCAGCGGGTAGAGTGGAGAGTGCGTTGGCCGTCCAGGTAACGCCTTCGTCCAGCGAGTAGTCGAGTTGGCCGTCATTATCGAGGGTAAAGAGTCTGTCGTCCCATTCGCCAAGGTAGCGACACGCCTGGGCGGACCCTAAAACTGCGCCGGTCGTCAGGGTACTTCCATCGTACCGGTTGAAGTCGCTTCCACAGGCGAAATAGAGCTTATCCTTGTGGACGAAGCCGTGGGTTGGAGTGGCGATAAGTGTTCCCAGCGACGAACTCCATGCAGATGTGACATTATTCCACTTACGCAGGTCGGTCCCAAAGGCAACGTACAGTTCATTCGCGTAATCGACGATCACTTCAGGGTTGCTCGTTCCTGGATTGGTACTCGCCTGGGTCACCAGCCGCGGCAGGAGATTATGCCCACGGTAGCCTATCTCAGCAGTGGACCACCAGCAGCGATCCCCGTGCAGCTGCTCAATGATGTCCTTGATACCGACGCCACCACTTGCGTCCGACATGATCCACGAGGACATCGGAGTTTCCGAGTCCTTCGACCAGTCGCCGATCACCTGCTTCTGAGCCCATTGGGCCGCCGACTGCTGCTGTACCGCCCCCATGATGGGGTAGCGTGTGCCAAAAAGGTTGATCTCGTGCTTGCGGTGGACCGTGACCATTAGAAGGCTACCCGCGAGCCACGACTGGCCACCAGCAGCCGTTTGCGCTCCTCGTGAGCTCGGGCTTGGGCCACCACCATTTTCTTGTAGTGGTCATCGCCGGATTCCTCGACCCTCGCAAGATGCAAATGGGCCTTGGCCTGGTACAGCACGTACATCTGGGGAACCGAACACAGATCGTCGTCCTTGGTCAACTGCGGCGGCGCCTGCTGCCCCACCAGCCGAAGTTTCCGGCCAGCTGTTAGGGTCTTATAAGTATTGTCGAACCAGATTTTCGGTGGAGACCCAGGCAAGATGCGCCAGTGACGCACGTCGAGCAGTGCGCCCGAAGGGCTGTAGCGCCCCGCCGTGCCGGACTCCTCGTAAATCTGCTCCACCGTCACGAAGTCAGGCGGAACGTCGTACTCCCATTGGGTTGCCACCGCCACCAAGGTCTCGTCCCGCTTATCCTGGAGAGCTTCATCTTCCACCATGGCGATGGCAGCGTTGATTGCGTCGTTCATCTCGGCGGGGCTGAACTCGGGGTACATCTCGAAGAGGTCTTGGGCCTCAACGGCGGTGCTCAGGTCGGGGTCCAGTTCTACAACCCCATCCGTCTGCGTAAAGTCGGTCACGACAAAGTTGGTGTCCTTATGGGGGCCTGAATAGAACCGGCCGAACCAGTCGAGGAAGAAGTCGTCCTCATAGACTGCGAGGGCCTTAACGCCAAACTGGCCTTTGGTGAGGTTTGTGGCGGGCGTACCCGTGATGGCGTCGGCCCCGTGCATCAGCCTTCCCAGGGCTTGCCTTCCCGCTGAACGGCGCCACGCGGTGGCCATCTAAACCCCAGCCGCAAACACCTGGAGATCACATGCTGCTGAGTCAGCCAATGCTGTGATGGAGGTGATGTCGTCGAAGGAAACTGTCAGGGCCGTGGTGCTGGCATCGTGTACGTCAACGACGCCCTCGGCGCTAATCGGTATCATTATGGTGTGCCCCGCTTCCAACTTGTGGGCGCATTCGTTGTTGTTCTCACTGATAATGGTTATCTGGATGAAATTGGTGTCATCGAGGTTCGTTAGACAGATGAATCGAACATCCGCCTCATTCAAACCAATGGCCGTAGCACTACCAGGGCTCGTGGCCGTAAAGACCAGCACGGCCATCTCGCTGGTCGGGATGTTAACAATCCGGTTGACCACCTCGGTCACCGATGCCACGGTAAACGAGTGATCGAAGCCTTTGTCCTGGCCAGCCAAGGAAATAGTGGCCACGATGCGCACCGTGAGGGTTGCGGGCGTGACTGTCGTCGCCATCTTCTACTCTCTACTTCTTAGGTTTCTTAGACGCCGGCTTGGCACTCGGCTTTCGGTGCCCCGGCCGACTAGGATAATCCTTGCTTGTTCCTTTATGCGGCATAAGCCCCCCTACGTCTTCGTGGACTTCCCGCCGTGAAGCGCAGCGTTCCGGGCTCGGGCGCTGGCCTGTGCCTTCTCCCGAGTCTCTGAGGAACCAACGACCTTCCCGGAGGGCTCAACGACCTTGTACGGCTTAGCGCCCGTTCGTTTTTCAACGTGGACCGGCATTCGTTATTAGCGCCCCCGGCTTGCGTCTATCTGGCTGCAAACGCCCTCAACCCGCGCCTGCATCGCCTGTTCAGGGCGGATGACGACATAGGCGATGGTCGCTCCGTCACTGGTCAACCGGAGGCAGGCACCTTCCGTGACAGTCTTGGCAGTCATGCGCTTGAAATCGCTCCAAGCTATCGTGTCCATTACTCTTCCTGCTTGTCCGGGTAGCAATGAGGGCATGAGCGGTAACCGTCCATACCCCGCTTGCACATGCCACAGCGGACCCGGCACGGCTTGACCAGCGGCGGGTTGAACATCCAGAAGTCCATCGTGCCGCCCCCCCTTAGCCGAGTTCCTTGAACGTGTAAATCCTTTTCAGGCAGCACCGTATCCATTGTGGCCCACTGGTTCATGTTACGTGCAGACCACCTACGCTCCTGCCCAGACCCCGCGACCAGTAACTACCATGAAACCACCTGCCAGGCCACCGGACTGAACAACCAGAAAATCGCCAGCCTTGGAAGTAGCCTTGGTATTAGTCGCATCACCATCGTCCGTGTTAGTGAAATCCCAACCAACGACACCATCACTAGCATTCGGACTAACCGATGTTAGATGGTCGCCATCCTGGGCACCGTTAATAATGGTGTAGACACCCTGTGCGGCTGTGGCCGGTATGGTGATAACTACGTCACTGGTGCTCGTCGCGACAAATGACTTACCGCTGTCGTTGATATCCAGGGTCTTAGTTGTGGTCTCTTTCTCGCAATCTTGGAAGAAGTCGCCCGGAGCATGGCTGGGCCGTAGCATCACGTCCTCAGTGGACAACACCTGCCCCACTATCTGGTAGATGCCGTCGCCGTCTATGACTTCAACAGCATCCCCCGCATCGGTAGACAGGAATAAGGTATCACCCAAAGTCCCACCATGAGTTCCCGCTGTGACAACTCCGCCAGCCGCTATGGTGGACGGCTTTCTGATGACCGCCCACTCAGCGTACAGACCACTCGACCCGGAGTCGACATCCTCCAGGGACACGAAGTAGGCCGACCCGCCACCAGCCGAAGCATCGGCCAGGGCGAACTCCTTAGATACGAGGTCTCCAACCTTCAGCGCCTCGGTAGACGCAGCCCTAAAAGCCGGTCCCCGTTGCAGAATAACAGCCAGACCTCCGAAACTTGTATAAGCCATAACAATTCTCCTTTATCCTATTCTTCCTTAGAAGAGCAGATTTGTGTTAAGCGGTCACAACACCGTTAGCGTCAGCCCCGGTTACCTTGGAGCAACTGATCAACTTCTGGAACATCAGACCAGGATACCACTTGATCCGAACACGTTGGGCATCCTTGGTCTCCAGATTGCCGATCCGGTCCGTAGTAATGGGCAACGACTGAATACCACAACACGCATCAGACGCGAAGCGCAGTACGAAGATGGAAGTCGCACCATCGTCGTCATCACCCGCGCTATCAGCATAGTTATGCCCGTAAACATTCGCCGCACCCTCATTGGTGCCATACTGAAGGTCCGCCGACTCATTGTCGCGGATATGATCCGACACCACCACCGGGAGGTCAAACAGCGTCTGCACGGTCTTCCCTTGAACGTCCGTTTTGGTGATGCCCCCGACCCCGTTGAGATACTTATTGATCGACCGGCGCATCAACTTGGACATCACTACCAGGTCCGGCTTATCGCCCTTGACCAGGTCGATAGCCGCCTCAACACGCTCCAGGCTCAAGGCCAGAGCAGTCCCCGATGACGTGGCAACCGCAATCGCGTTGTTCGACCCAGAGGTCGTGCGGCGTATGAGGTAGTGAAGGCCGTCGAAGTCCTTGGTGCCGCCCCCGGTGAAGTACCCATAGAAGAAGGCGTCCAAGTACGCTCTTCGGATAGCCTTCGTTTTAGCAGCAATTTGCTCCTTCATCAGGTCCTGCTCGTTACTGCGTGTCGCCTTCAGAAAGTTGTCCACATCGGCATCCCCGCCGAGAATCGTGGTAACCGCCGTCCGAGAGGTGACTGTCGAGGTAGACTCAACCCAAGTATCACCCACTTCGTAGAACTGCGCTCCGGAGAGGGTAGTCTCCTCGTTATACGTTAACCCATTACCCTTGATGTCCTTGAAGGGCAGCTTTTCAAGAATAGGATCGTCCTTGACCAAGAGTTCCACGACGCCCTTTTGCAGCACGTCGTTAGAATACTTGGTTGCTTCAACCAATGTCAGTGCCATAATTATTCTCTCCTAAAAGCGAGTGTACAACCCGCCCGTATCTCTATCGTGTCTTGGGTGGATGGTCCAACGCCCAGCGGATTTTCTCCTCGGGGTCCATGTTGGCGATGACACCACCCATACCCGCGCCAATTCCACCGCCCCCACCACCATCAAAGGATTCGGGGCCGGTCTCTCTTTCCTTGAAGGCGGCTTCGCGTTTCTCCAGTGCCAGCTCCCGCGCCTTCAACCGCATGGAGTCAGGCGTCGTGAGTGCTTTATCTTCCAACAGTTCCTTTGCGTCCACGCCAAACTCTCGCGCGAAATCCTCTGCGGCCGTTAACCGACCGACCTGTTCGCCATGGGCCATCAACCGCTGATAGCCTTGAAGCCCAGTCTGCCTTTCGGCAGCCACCTGGGCGTCAGCTACCCGTTGCCGCCCTCGTTGCGCAGCCTCATCCTCAGTGATGTCGCCGTTATCCACTGCGCGGGCGTCCGCTGCCCTATGCTGGTTCTCGGCAGCCTGCGCTCGCTCTGCCTGGAGATCCAGGGCGAACCGCGTAGCCATCTGCCGAAGACCGGCGCTTTCCTTGTCCTTGGCCGACTCCCTAGCCGACCACTCTTCCTGGGTATAGGTCCGAGGCTGGGGTCGCCCCCCCTGGTCGCCGGCTTCAGTTACGCCTTGCCCCGCCCCATCACCGGCACCGTCGGCTAGAGCCGTCCCAGACTGAGGAGTTTCCGCCCCACTCTCAGGTGGCTCCCAACCGGCATCTCCGGACTGAGGTTGGGTTTCCGTGTTTTCGGTGACCATATACCTCCAACAAGAAAGGCCCCGTGCCAAATCACGGGGCCTCAAGGGCCTCTATATGCAGGGCCTTAACGACCCTGAGCCATCTCGCTTGGGCTTATTCTACCACATCATGGCCATTCTCTGCTTTGCACCCATGACGGCTACAGCGCAACCTCCATGGCCGAGCCAAGTACGCCGCCAGGATACGCCCGCACTTCCAGCAGCGGGGTTGGTGGTCGATCTGAGGCTTGCTTGTGGCAATCATCTTCCCACCGGTTGCTCAACAGGCTGTATAGTCAAGAGTCTCTGCCTGAGTGTCACTTTCAACCAAGTATTGAAATCAGTCTGTCCCAACGGGAAGTCCCGGAACAGAGTTTGGAGTTTTTGCCGTTGGACATCTGTGAGGGGCTTAGACGCCCCCTCCACCGGAAACAGCAGGTCCCGCACACCATGAGCGGTGTTCCGATCCATTCGATCTAGAATCTGTTGCGTGGTTACAACCGTGGGTGAAGTGCCGTTCCTGGGCGCGGGTGCCGGTGTAGGCACCGGTGCCGGTGTAGGCACCGGAGTTGCCATCCTATCTAGCCGTCTAATGAGCGAATCAACAGGAGTCCGTTCTAACCACAACCCAACCCTTTTAGCATCCTCTCGCTCTTTACGTCGTTCTCCTATGGCCTCGATGTCATCTGGCTCGATTCCGTGCTCTTGAATCAGCCTCATTACCGCCGTCACAGCGGGTATCCCTTTCAGACTAGAAGTGTGCCCTACAATGAAGAGCTTGGCATCAAGGTCGGCGTTCTTTTGGCGAAGACTATCCCGAGTTGTCTGTATTCCCTTTTCTTCCCTCTCGATGGCACTGGAGGGGATGGCATTATACTCCTTGAAATCGTCCTGCCATTCTTCCAGTCCTGAAAAATACGCCGTGATAGATAGGCCGCCCACGCCCGTCGGGGCCGCAATCGCAGCGCCCACCCCTCCCTCTGCCTTCCATGCCTCAGCAATATCCTGGGCCATAAAAGGAATGAAGTCTTCGGCTATGCTCTTGATCCTTTGGTCCCATGTCTCCACGGGGTTCCCCACTGGATCGGAACCAATTACTTGGTCTCGTACCTCACCAGCCGAAGGCGAAAGTTTGCTTGACAGGTAACCCGTCCCAGTGTTTGGGTCTATTAAGGCGGTGGCCAATCGGCTCTTATCCTGGATGGCGCCAGCCCTTGTGCTTTTCACTTGCCCTGTTGCAAACTGGGCAAGATAACGAGCCAAGACATCGAAACCACCATCAATGCCAATGCGCATATTGCCATAGCGTATCTTGCGGAAGTCTGAGGAACGAGGGTCCCATTCCACGGAAACCCCAGGGTGCCGTTCGGCAAGCAGTAAAATGGTCGTGGTTCCTGCAAGAAACCCACCAATATCCCTCGCTATGGTCTTTCGTAGGCGGGGATGGAACACAAGTTCCCGTCCGGCACGATAGGGGACCTCAAACCGGGATACCCCAAACCGGAAAGAATAGAAGACGGCATTGAGCCACTTGTTGTTGGCCCGAAGGAACTCCCCCACATTGCCACGTCCGGTAAGGGCGTTGTGGAACTTTACTAAACGCTCGATATCATCCCGTGTAAGGTGGCCTTCTAGAGCCTCCACGAGGTCATCCAAAGTGTTAAGAGGCCGCTCACCCGATAAGACTGCCTCACGGATCTCCGGGGACATCGCCGCCAATATTTCAGAGTCCGCAACCTCGGACCTGAGTTTGTTGCTCGTAGCGATAAACGACCTGTTTGACTGCCTGATGCCGGGCACCTTCTCAGCCCATATATTCATCATGGATTCTTCTTGCTGGCTCAACCGCCCATGGCGATCAATATATTCCAGCCCGGCTTCCTGGAGGGGCTTGTATAAAGGCCGCTGGAAGAACTGGCGGTCCGCCGCTATGGCCACTTTCTCAGAGCCAAAGCTACGTACATTTGTACCCAACGCATCCCACCAGCGTTGCGGGTGAGAGAAGATGTAAGGCCAGCCCTGCCGCCCGATAAAGGAGATGTCAAAAGCTGCCTGAAACATACGGTTCAAGCCGATAATGCTCAGGAACGTATCCCACTTGTCCGGGGGCAACAGTGCATTGGCATCGGCCATAAGCGCCTGAGCTGCCCGCATCTGGTCGTATTCGTCCGTGATCCCCTGAAGCGCCCTCGCCCTATCCAAGAAACTTTCGGCCAGTTCATCCGGCATTTCGATGCCCTCAGCCTTGAGCCGCGCCTTAGCTGTCCTGACAGCATCCCTTCCAACGTTCTTCAACCGGACTTTGGCTTCTCGCAGATTGGCCTGGGTGAGATATTCGTAGTCCTTCGCCCGTTGCCTGGCTAGCTTAGCCGCTTGCCGCGCCGCCGCCGCTTCCTCTATCGCTATCTTAACCGGGTTAAACTGCCTGATCTCATCCACCAAGGCCCTGACCGCCGCAGCCTGCTCCGCTTCAGGCAGGGCGTTCAAGACACGGGCTTTAGCTAGAAAGTCCCGCGCCATATCTTCAGGCAGTTCTGCCCCGTATTTGCGAAGGACCGCCTTGGCCTGGCCGACAGCCTTCCGATCAGCAGTGGTGACTCCCCGTGTCACCTTGCGAGAACTAGCGTCTATGAGAGTTTCAAGGTCGTTAGCCGCTTGCCTCGCTTGCCGCCGGACTCTCGCTTCAGCATCAGCGATTGCTTTCGTGCGGGCAAGTTCCTTGGCTACTGGGTCATGCGCCTTTATCTTGGCTATAAGTTTGTTCAGAGCCGCCGCCTGCTCCGCCTGGGGCAAACCCCGGAGGGCGCGGGCCTCAGCAAGAAGGTTCTCAGCCATCCCCTGGGGCAGTTCCACATCGGTACGTTTCAGAAGGTTCTTCACCCTAGCAATAGCGAGGCGGTCAACCGAGTCCAACCGCTGAAAGACATCGCGACTGGTGCGATCAATCATCTGGGTCAGGTCTGCCGCCTGTTGCTCCAGCAGTTTTGGCGAGGGTTTGAGGGCTTTCCCTACTGTCACACCAGCCTGAACCTGGGGCAGTTGGCGGACCTCTTCCACCAGTTCCATGATCGCTCTGACCCGTGCCTCACCCTCTAGGGCGTTAAGCTCGGCAGCCCTGTCCAAGAAAGAGTTGGCGGTGGCCTCGTCCATCTCTGCCACAGACTGCTTTAGAATGGTCTTTGCCTTTATGATAGCTTGACGTTCTGCTGGGGTGAGTGTGGCCTGGACTTCACGCACCGAGTCGTCAATAAGATACTCCAAATCTTTGGCCCGTTGGTTGCCCTTTGGCTTCCTAGTGGCCCCAGCCCGCTGGGTTTCAGTGGTGGTCTCACCAACATCGCGCACAGCCCTCTTTGCCCGTATAACCTCTGCTTCAGCCTCCGCTACCTCTTCCACGGCATCCCTGGTTGCCTTCTGCGCTGAGGCTTTACGGCCAGCGACGGCGAGGCGCTTTGCCACGGCTGGACCCTTCCCTTTTTCCGCCGCCTTTTTAACGATACGGGCGATGTAAATGAAAAGGCCCTCGGCCGACAATTTATCGATTGTGGATGCCAACTGGACGGCTTGAGCAGAGGGGGTGAGCCTTTCTGCGATACGCTGGCTTAGAGCTTTGAGTTCAGTGATGTCATCAGCCGTAACCGCTTTCCGCATAAGGATGATGCCCTCGGCCATCGTGTCCACCATGGTGTCCGGGTCTAGAGGGGCATCAGCCATCACCCGTGCCCTAGCCGCTGCCAAGTCAGTGTTGACAACTTCCACGGCTCGACCGAGGGTGGCCTTGTTGGTGATAGGACTATAGAGAATAGGCTCCTTGTCAAAAAGCTGTCGGAGGACAGGGGAACCCATAGGCGATTCGCCAGTATGGGTAATAAACCCCCGTTCCAAACCCTCGGCAGCGGCTTCCCCCACTAGAGATTCTGCTGGTGGCCCCGCCCCCGTAGGGGGCGTAGGTCCTGGTGCGGCACCCGGA